AAGATAGGCAATGCTAACTTTATTAATATCCCAGAGTATATCATCACCAAAAGTATCGGCAATATAAGAATACTCATAACGATTATTACCAAAAATAGGAAAATTATCGACACCTTCATACCTCTCGAGAAATTCTCGACACTCGCTGATTGTTCCTGGCTGAATGGGCTTTACGAATTCACCAGCCAGTGTGGTGAATTCAGAAGGTTCTTGACTTTGTAAGAAGAAAGTGGGTTTGTATTCGATTTTACGTCGAACACGCTTGTCATTTTCTACACCTCGGAAAAGTATGAACTTTCCCGAGACGCAGATATTGGTATAGAAATCAGACATATCACCCCAAGATTAAATCTTTTGGCGGCACAACAATTCCTGCGCCGAAGATCTGATTATACCCGTTTTTGACTTCCTCGGCAACCTCTGAAACGCAAATGACATTATTTTTGTTTACAGAAAATGGACCGTTTGCTGCGTGCATCCATGGCATGAAACCAAGAGCACCCTCACCAGTCTTTGTGCGTTGCAAAATTGCAAGCAATGGATTTTTGAATGTTACAGAATCATTAGTTTCTTCTGTAATTTCGACTACTAATTCCTCGCCACTTACGAGTTTGACTACTTTCACTTCGCTCATATTTCACCCTTTTGTATTTGTCAAATAAATTTTTTTGTTTTAGACTTTGCTTCTCACCATTTTTAAAAAGATCACCATCAAGCATTGTCCAAATATCTTTATCAATTTTCAGATACCAACCACCAAATTCTTTAATTGGTAATTGCTCTCTAATGCAGAGATCTCTTAATTCAGATAATGAATTCATCATTCACCATCTGAAGCATCGCGATTCTCAGTGCTGTGTCGTTTCATTTTGTATGAAACATGGTTTGCGTGTGCTTGAATGAGAAGTTTCTTGACTTGATGATATTCTTTTCGATCAGTCCATCCATTTGCCTGTTCCATTGCCAACATGCGTTTGAAACTGCGTGGAAGTTTAGCATTAAAAAAGTCACTTCGATTAGCCATTTAATAGTTCCTCACACTTCTTCCAGAAGCGTTCTTGTTGTCCTGGATGAAAAATTTGATAATTGTGCCAGAACAAATCACCACTATCATTTCCAAATGTCGTGCCAATACCATATTTTGGCATGCCATCAGCAAGATCCCAATATGGAGGAAGATCTTTAGGTTCCCAATCCATACGAATTGGTGGAGCATCGTAACGCAATGGCATTACAATCTCTACTGATATATTATTCTCTCTTGCTCTAAAAGTCAACTCTTCTGCAACATCACCTCGATGGTTAGGCAAGAATGATGGGTTACCACATTTACGATAATTCTTAATCGTAAAAGTTACATTATGTGGAGCACAGAATACATGTTGATCATTTTGAATATGATTGCTGCGTTGAGCATCACCGATCACTTTGCCTGCGTATGCTTGTTCAAAAAAGTAATCAAGCGCAACATCATTTACTGGAACACAATCAATATCAAGGAACATAATTGCATCATGCCCTCGCTTCTCAAGCATTTCAACAAGTTTATCCATCGTGTATCCAGGATTTGCTTCAGTTAATACAGGATAATGTGCGATGTTTGATTTATTAAATTTTTTCACAACCTGTTGTTGTAGTGCAACAGTGTTCTGATCAATATTTTTCATAAAAATTGAGGCAATACAAGGATTCATAATGTTCACTCTCTTAATTTACACAACTTATCATCAATCAACGGTTCAAATTGTTTGACTATTTTTTCAACGATCAATAAACAAGAGTCTAAGTTTTTTACAAGGTCTAATTTAGTTTGTGAGAATTGCTCTTGAATATTCACTTTTGTTTTATCAAAAAAATCTTCTGGAAGATTTTTCCAATTTATAACTGTTCCGTATTCTGGAAAAAAATCTAAAAACGATTGAAATGTTGTCGTTAATAAATCTTCAAATTCAATCTCATTAATCTGAATTTCTATCTTCCCCTTTAAATCTTTTTCTCTTGACTCATATTGTTTTTCAAAACCAACAAACGGCGCAATCATATAACTATGACAAATTTCTCTTATGTCTCTTTGAACAACAAAGATTTTAAATCGCTTTTCTCGTTGAACATGATCATACCAAATCTTTGCTTTATGAAATTTTTTAAAATGACTGCATAGAATTTTTATTGATGCATCTTTATTGTTTAATTGGTTTTTTAATTCATACCATGATACTTCTGAAGAATTGCGAATATTTGGATTGAACGGTTCATAAATGATGATAGGTTTTTTCGAGGCTTGAAGAATCGCAGTGCTTCTGGATCTTGGTAAAGCATAAATTAAAAACGGTTTTTCGCAATTAACCATATTTAAATCAGATTGTGGTCATCACTCTTTTTATTTTGTACTATAGAAACATACAATCCATTCTTCCAAATTTCTTCACTTTTATGCTCTTCAGATTCACCTAATATCCATTCTTTCAAAACTGTCACTCCACTTTTATCGATACCAATTTTCGTTCCCTCACTGACTGGTGGATAAAACCAATCATTGACTAAAAAAATAAAAACATCATCCATATACTGCGCATAATTTACTAAAGATTTTATATGATCATTTTTGTTGTGTGGACCATCATAATAGTAAACATTAAATTTCAATTTTTTTAATTTATTTTGTTCCTTTTCTTTCAAATTATAACAATCATCAAATATGACGTCATAATCGATGCCATACTTCAAATCAAATTCTTCTGAAAGATCTAATAAACCATATTTCAATAAATCATCATAAACAGGTCCACCAAAATTATCAATACCAATTGCAGTTTTAAGATTGTTGAGATATAATGCAGAAAAAAATGATGCTCCCCGATGCAATCCAATTTCTAAATATCTAGAATTTTCATCCATTAAATTATTAAGAAAGACTCTTGTTTCTTTTGGAGAGTATCCTCTTAAACTTTGTAATTTTTCTGGTAAAATTGATATTCCATTCCAATTATAATTTTGGATTGCACTGTCAATTGAATTTTCTATCTTTTCTTGGAAAGAATTTATCAAATTTTCCATGGAAGAACTCCATTATATCTTTCTAACATCTTTTGGTTTCCCTGAAGGAAAAACTCTGCTTGTACAGAAAGACCAGTATTTCCGACTCTATATTTTACCGTATGATCACGTGTGCAGTCAAACTTTAGATTATTTTGTTTTGCCATCAGAGTTCCAGCAATTGCACGATCAATCTCTGGCTGACCAGGTTCTCTAAACTTGCGATACCACACAGGTGACATACCAACTGCAATTTCCTTTTTTACAAAGTAACAGTTGACATCAACGAAGAAATCTTCAGGATGCAAAATGCTTGGCCAAAGACCAAGACTCTCACAATCATCTAAACAAAGAACGTTGCCGTCTTTGTCAATGATCTTTCGAAGTGAGAAAGCCCAATGAAGATTTTTTTCTTGAACGAGTTTGACTAAACTCTCAATGTGATTCGGCTCAAGAATGTTATCATCATCTAACCAAATATGATAATCGCCATCTGCGAAATAAGTTGCAGCACCGTAGACGCGATGACCGTTGTAGCGATTGATGCCTGTGGGATATGGCAAAATACAAACGTGTTCATTGCTATTTGCTCCACGTTCTGAGCCTTGCGGAAATTGCACGTCGTAAAGAATTCCTTGAGTTGCACCCCATCTTTCCTCACCATCAACAACGACAATGTGCTCGATGTTTTTATAAGTTTGGGCTCGAACGGATTTAATGCATTCTGCAAGATAAGGATTGCCAGTGGTTGGCGTAATAACAGAAACATTCATATTATTTTGGTAAATACACTTTTTGATCTTCTAATGTTTTATCAGTATCATGTTCTTTTTCAGAAATAACGTATTCACCAGAAATCTCAGTTGGTTCATCAGACATAAAAAAGTCAAATTTTGCATCATTCTTAAACGCAAGTTGATAATTATCAACATAAGTATTAAATGTGTAACCCATTTCTTCTAAAAATTTAGCAATTTTATCTTTTTCTTCTTGATACCAATCATTATCCCAAAACTCAAATAGAATAGGTGGGTGATCATTATTTAAAATAGTTTCTTTTGCACCTTGAAGAATTTCATTATCCATTCCTTGACCAGAAATTTTGATCAATCTAACATTCTTAAGAGAAAAATAATCTAAAGTCGTAAATTCATAAACATCTTTTTCTTCTGTTTGTGGGATGCCTCTCAAATCATTTATTCTCTCAAGAAAAGAAAATGATCCGTGATTTGTGCTATGCCTTACATCTAGAATACCATATTCCACTCTCCTTTTTTCATTTGAGAGAGGATAGTTGTAAAGTTTTACTGTTGCAAGATTATTAAGTAATGTATTTGTCGCCAATTGCATAAAAACAATTTTAAGTGGTTCAAATGCATGAAAAACAAATTTATCAGTAAAGCGCGATGCTAGTGGAACAGTAAACGATCCTATTCCAGCACCAACATCTACGACATTTCCTGGAAAAGATTTACTTAAAATTCTTTCGACTACATCAAGAAGTTTGGGATTCCAATATCCATCAACTCTTATGACGTCAGAGATTACCTCTTCTTGTTCAAATAGAGCGAATTTGGTGTCGTCGCGATTGATGTAGATTTTGACATCAGGTAATATATTTTTCATCTCAACCTCTATATGTATAGGTTAGTTTATTTATAAAACGATATCTGATATTTAGGATTTAAAGACGGTGCTTCTTGCGTGCATAGAAGCCAAAATTGCCGCTTCCTCACCAACATTGTAGTAATACAGAGCCAAACTTTTTCTGGAGATTTCCTTTGGAGTGTTTAATGGATGGGGGTGTCCATGCCATGAATATCCAGTATTAGTGTTAAAGATTATGCAACGATTGAAAATCGGAGCGACTTTAAAAACACATTCGGTTTTGTCTCTATTCCAAAGTTCTAAATGCCCACCATACTCTTCTTTCCAATCTTTGTTTAAATAAAGAAGCAAATTGAGTTGGCGATACAGTCGCGTTCTATTTTCTACGTTGAAGTCTTGGTGAATAGCGAGTTTCCCACCACTTTGAATTTTATGCATTCCACCGCCATATAATCTGGTGTCTGCAACTATGCCTGGCACTCCAGTTAGATGTTCTAACCAATCAAGAACATATCCAGAATTGAGTTCTTGAAGTATATTTCGAACCAATTGAGGGATCATTATCTCTTGCCGCGAAGCAAGTTTTAATTCGTTCTCATTTTGAAATTGAAACCATTGACTCGAATCATAAGAGTCATATGATTCTAAAACTGCGTCCATAACTTCTTCTGGGAGAAAGTTGTCGATTACAATATGAGGAAATGGTTCAGCGTTCGCAAAGTTTAGTTTTGCAGAATTGATCCATTCTTGTTTGTAATATTTGTCAATAAAGTATTGACGGAAATCAATCAAGTTATACATAACACCTCAATATTTGTTATTATTTTCCTTGTGATGGCGATAGTACAAAAATGCTTGATTCACATTAGCAACTTTGGCGCCAGCCTCGATCATTCTTCCCCATAAACCTAAATCTTCCAGAGTTTGGTGGAAGTTTCCATATTTAGCATAGCCGCCAACAGATTTAGCCAAGGATGTGCGATAAAGCATTGAGCCATGATGCTTATGATCCTTTCTCCAATAGTAATCGCCTTGATGTCGCCACATTTCGTCAGGGTGATGTTTCACTCTTGTTTCTTTCACTTCGCCTGTGAGAATCATATCATATGTTACTATATCTGGCTGCTGAATGTCAATTACTTTACTAAACATTTCAATCGCATCTGATCGAAGCCAATTATCTGCTCCAATAAACATACAATATTCAGTAGTGACTTTTCCTAGCATGTTCTGAAAATTGTGAACAGTTCCAAGATTTGTTGGGTTTTCATAGAATTCAACTTGAGGATACAAATTAGGAATATGTCGACAATCACCAACACCATCATCAACAAACATTATTTTCTCAGGTTTTGTAGACTGAGATAAAATTGTTTCAATGCAATGCGCGGCAAGATGCCCATACCTGTAAGATGATATTACAACAGTTATCATGGTATCATTTTTGGATCGATTTTTGGTACGACCTTTCCTCCAATTAAATAATGTGGGTATGTTTTAGCTGCTTTTGTTCTACAAAATCCATTCATATATGTCATACGATCAGAACTAGAAGTGTTCTTCTCGCTACCGTGAATAATCTTAACTGACCAAATCAATACGTCACCTTTTTTGGCAGTATATTTTTTTCCTTTTAGATCTCCACGTTCAAATGCGCGCAAGTCAGTTGGTTTTGAAAGTTGTATTTTTTTATGTGAGCCCTCTATAAACTCTATTGCTCCGTTTTCCTCAGTGATATCGTCTACAGCAATAATTGTTTGAAAGTAATCTGATTCAACGTCATCGGAAAATATATGAGGCTCTCTAAAAATTGTATCTTGATGCCAAGCGAATTCATCCAGATCGCCTTGTTCTCGAAAATAAATTTGATTGTTTATTTGTCGAACATCATCCCCAACAAACTCACGAACTAACTCTACCATTCTACTATCAATTCTTATAGAATTCAAGTATTCGTTACATAACGCTGGGAAGAAAATTAATGATTTTTTATTGTACTTTGTTTCGCTGGCGACGTTAGGATATCCTGCATTTGTTATATCCTCATCTTTTACAGAATATGCCTGTTGTTTTATTTCTTGACATTCTATAGATGAAAAAATGCTTGGTATTACAATGACACCGAGTTCTTCGTACAATTTTTTCATCTAATGTAGTCGCGATAGATCTTATAGTTATAATCTACATCATGCGGATTCTGACTTCCCTGAATCACAGAATATGCTTTTTCGTATCCTGCTTCCTTTACGCATTCAATTACAAGATCGTTGAATGTGCCGTAAGGATATGCAAAGTATTTCATCTTCATTCCCATCGGTGGCGTAACTTCTTCCATAATTTCGTCTTTATTCAATTTAGTTAGATCACGATGAGACCAAGTATGCCATCCCATTTCAAATCCATACTTATCGCAAATTTGCCAAACTTCTTCGTATGTACAATATTGCTCGAGTCGCGGGACGTTCGGGAGATCAAATGCATTATCACCACCAACAAAGTCACCCATTACGAACATAATACCCGACTTACCTGCAAGAACATCTTGATTGTAATAGACGTTCTTGTAAATACCATCAAAACCTATCGGCTCATTACAAGCCAAGATCTGTTCACGAGTGTTATAATTTGGATGGTGTATATTACCAATATTATGTGCCAACTTCATATAAAGTCACCGATTGAATAAATTGTCTGTATGGAAATTCTGTATGAGTGATAACATGCCCGAAGGTGTATGGTTTTAGCCAATCTTTGATTCCAGCAACCAAAACATGACGAGATGCACAATTTTTTATCCATTGTGCAATCTGTTCATGATTATACTGTTCGTACAAAGTTCCTGTTGTAATCACAAGATCATATAAACCTTCAGGAGCATGAACTCGTCTCACGTTCCATGGCAGTCTAGACGCTGCTAGATCAGATAACTCAATACCATGTATATCTTCTGCTGGAAGATCACGAGTCACAAATCCTTCGCCGCAACCAATATCTAGTGCGCGGATGTAACGCTTCGTTATGATATTTAATAATTTATCTTTTCGATATTGATCGTCGTGCGTGGTTGTATATGCCCACGGATCTGGGTTTTTATACCACTGTTCTAATTCTTCTTTAGTTTGCATAGATTGATCCATGTATTGCAATTGTAAGTCTTCCATCATGGATGTTTTTGCCAAAATATAAATTTGGTGAATGATATTTTTTAGAAGAATATAAGAAAATTCTATTAAATACGTTTTCGGATTTAGTTTCTAATGTCAAACTTTGTTTATACTCAAAAATTTCCTTGGCAAATTTTTGCTTTATAGAGTTATTTGGTGGTAAAGAAACATCATAGACTATTTGCATTTTATGTGTATAGTTTTCAATCACATAATCTGTGGATTTATTCTTAAAGATACTTGTTCCTGTATTTACGGGAGCATTTTCATTTAGATAAATGACTGCAGCAAAACTTCTTGGATCTTGACTATCATGATGCGGGAAGCCAAGCATACTAGTATTCGTATTTAAATGAAAGCATGAACTTAATTTTATATTATCTTTATCTAATATTTTTTTTATCTTTGAAATGATTTCACTTTCTATTTTTTCATCTTGTATTGTGCATCTATATCCAGAATAAATCGATGTTGATTGATAAAAATTGCATGGATAATATTTAGAAGAAATGGCAAAATTTTTTACAGATTCTGGATCATCAAAAAAATTTTCTAATATTTGTGTTTCAATGAGCATTTCAATCCCAAAGATTTTCGTAATATTTACCAAACAAACGGAAAGCATTCTTCTTGCGTAAATGATATGCTTTCATCTTTTCCATATCATAAACTGGCTCAACAACAGTTACCATTTCGCTCCATTCTTCACCTTCTTTCTGCACCCATTTGTATTTACCTTTCTTGATGCAGAAGTTTGGGTCGCGATCTTTGACAAGTTCACCAAACGCCCAGATCATTTCTTTCATGATCCAGTCCCAACGCTTGAAGTGATTAGAGTCTGTATCCCAATCATTCTTTTTTGGCTTGGCATTGGTAGATCGAAGATGCTCAGGCACATCGTCATCATCAGTGCAAGGTGCGCCGTGATTGGTCTTGAGCAACTGTTTGAGCATTGGATGGACGATTAGCGCAAGTGTACGATCCATAGACCAAGTGTCCCATGGATCAATACGAACTGAAATCTTTTGCTCGCCCTTTTTAGGGTACTTGCCAATCGTGACTTTCATTTTGTTTTCTCATGAAGCCATGCTAATGCCTCACAGAGGAACTTCACCAGAAAAATAATTCCAATGAAGAGCACACCTGTGAGCAATAGACCAAAAAACAAATCAAGCATTGCGATTCTTACGCCTTGCTTTACGTTTCTTCGAACCTAGTTTACAACGACCTTTACCATGACCTTTCAATCCTACTTTGGCTGGCATATGTTACCTCAATATGTTTTATGGTGGAACTGCACCATAGGCAGGATCAGACGTGCCGTCCATTCCTGTTTGTGACACTTCGTAAAATCCTACATTCCCATGGTAATGTGATAAATTAAATTTAATATCATCAATTTTTGGAATATCAAATTTAACTTGTTCATTTGTACTGTTCATTTCTGCAGAAAGATCATACTTAGAAAAGTCTAGTTTGAGTTCATCTTTGTTGTTCTTGAAATCATTTACAACTTCAAGATGATCACCTAATTCAAAATGATATCCGATTGCTTTCATAAAGTTCATAAACTCTTCAAGCATTTCGTTGACATTTAAATCATTGTCATCAAGTTCAATTGTAACTTTCTTCGTTGAATCAGTATCGAAATAACGACCATCACTCAACTTACCAGTGTATTCAAATTTCACAGGCATGATTCTCACTCCTCTTTATATTTGATCTTCCCACATCTTTTGCAAGTTTTTGACACAAGAATTGGAAGAAGATAGTATTCGCATCTCGACTTACGATATATAGACTCCCATTTATGAAATCCAAGTTTACAGAGAAGATTACCCACGACGCATTCTCGATATATCTTTCATCTGCTCTTCGTCAATCACAGGCACAGCATTCGACTTATGCATCGTTGCAATACCTTTCACAAGAGTGCCAGTATACTTCAGACTCTCACGCTTTTCAGTATATGCAAGATTGGTGTCAAGTGACTGCAATGAGCGAGCAGTATCAGCGCCAACACGTGGACCATATGAAAGACTCGGAAGTTTCTCAACACCCAAGATTGCGCTTGAGCGAGAATACTTCCGAGCCACGACACCTCTTGCGTTGCGCTTTTTCTTTGGCTTAAACCGAGCAGCGCAATAAATCATCATAGGACATACTTCTCTGTATGATACGCATAAAACTTTTCAAATTCGCGAATTAACAAAGTCATCTTCTCCCATTTCTCAACTGGATTTTCTAGAGTACGAGAAATGTCAATCATATCATTTGAAAATTGACGAAGAACGCGCAGTTCTTCCATCGTACCCAAAGGCATTACTTCGAAATCACCATTAGACATTGCGACTCTCCCGCCAGTGACGCTTCCAATCCAAGTAGGAAGTAACTTTGTGAGTCAAGTATGCAAAAGTTGCAGTATTAAAAACAAACAACACCAAAAGAATTACAAGCAAATCATTCATCACATCCACCTTCCAGTATTGGCAGAGACAATTACATCACGACAAGCATCGATGGCTTTCCGAACATCTTTCTGTGCCAGTCGAATCTGATACCAAATATATGTAAACGAAACAGACGTGAACACAATCAAGAAAAACATCAACAAAATAATTGTTTCCATTAGACTTTCTCCACAAGTTTAGACAAAGTGTAATCAGCAATCTTGGCTCGAATCATCGAGGGGATGTCAGTGTATGGATCTTCCAAAAAATATGAACATCCTTCTCTCCAACTATTATACTTCACAAACCGAGCAAAATCAAGCATGTGTTGTTTGTTACTAGGATCGAAAGGAACTCTTGCTCTTGGCGCAAGAACAGAACGACGATACTCATTTGTCATCATAGTAATACCTTCCCTTTCGTTTTGCAGGAATCATAATAAGAATTCCCATAACTAAACCACAAAGACAACCAACAACCCATGCAACATATGGATCACTCATTGTATGACTCCGTGGCAAGATTGTCAATCACATCCCAACCAAGTTCAATGAGACGATCCTCAACATGATCGGGATCTGCACCACGCAATTCTTCAGGTGTGAATGCAACAACAGCATAACCCATCTTGCGTAACTGACGCAGATGTTCTACTGCTTGCTTGGTGTTATTTGGATTCGCGCTCATTAATAATGCTCCGAATTGTAATCTGCATCATTTGGTTCAAACTCAAGATCATCGTAACTGACCATTTCATTAGTGTCAGCATCATCGTCGCGGCGATCATACGCTGCGAGAATTTCATTTACCTGCGTCAGAGAAATTCCCAGCGAAGTGGCAATCTCAGTTTCCTTCATGCCTTCGCTGTGAAACATGTCAATGACATCAATCTCAACATTCTTGAAAAATCCCATTAGAACGGCACTCCTTCGTTAATCGGAATTCGATTTAAATCTTCCTGCGTCTTGCGATCACCAATCACCAAGAGCAGATGACAAGCACGCTCAAGTTTCTCGGCAAGATTGTAGCAATCTTTGGCGCTCACATCATACTGTGTCATCGTGTTCGCGAGAACATGATCAACACCATTTACCAAATCAATTGCTTCACTCAACAATGTTTCAGTTTGCGTTTTCATATCACTCCCACTCCTTGAAATTTTGCGCTGCTTCGTTGTCTTTGTATCCACGAGCATACTCATCGAGTTCATCGCCAGTCATCACGACAAGAGTGATTTCTTGCGAGCGATAAGTGTCACCAACGAAGTAGTGCGGATTAAAGTCGCGACGATAATAACTATCGGCAGCACCACGATCATACGGACTGCCATGACCACGATCAAGACGCATTATAGAATCCTCCCAGAAAGAGCATAGTCATTGGTTTCCATCAACTCGATGTAGACCGCATCACGCACCGCAGTGTCCCACGCTTCAGGATACTTTTTATCCTTGCACAATTCCAAGAGCATGAGTTCAACATCACGCCACCGCATGCGCTCTTTGCGAGCAGCATCGACGATCTTCTGGACTTTCGCGTTGCCACGCTTCGAGAACATTCCGTAGTATGGAGTTTTCATTAGGCAACCACCTGCACGCGAGGCTCAGCATTCTTTGCTTCAGCGAGATCATCGAAGAAAGAATTACCAGGGAGCGGAGCGACGAAAGTGTCGGACAGGAATCTCTTGTCAACCTTGCCCTGCCACACACGCTTGATCGTGTTGGCGCGGAACGTGCCGTCAGAGAGGACGGCAGTCACGAGACCGACCATGTAGCAGTCATTAACACCAACGAAGTCAAGGGACTTGACGACGTCACCAATTTTCACAACATTTTCATATTTCATAAGACAATTATAGCGTTTTCACCGAAAAAGGCAATAGTAAAAACTCTAATGAAATCAATAACTTACGAGCACGCTCTCGAACACACGTTTTGCCTGTTCGAAAGTGGTGTCAGAGAGGCGAATCTTGTTGCCTGTGCTGCGGCACTCGATTTCGTACATGTAATTTCCAACATGCCAGAGTGTGTGGCGAGCACCAAACTTGTCATTCCCAGACACGATATAGTGTGCGAATCTCACTTGTCGTCCTCCGCAGGATACGGACCTGTGTAATTGTCCCAATTATCCATGATGTATTCTAACACTTCAGATTGAAATGCTGATAATTCACTCAGTGGCGCTGTGTCATAGTCTGGGTCAGTTGGCCAATCAAACCCAAGTCTAACTGCGTCGAATTTCAGGCTTTTAATTGAGGTGATTGTAGCCGACCTATACGCTGCGGCTGAGCGTTCAATTTCATGTATCATGCAGCAATTGTAGCATATTACAAGAAAAACGCAATAGAAAAAACTCTTGTGAAATCAATAACTTACGAGATTCTGAACGATAACAGCGCAAGCCAACCAAACCCAAATTGTATTGAATCCGACCAACGTCGGAAGCAATTTCTCATTTGATGCCCAAATCAATGTCAGGCTGGTTGCTGCTGCGAAGAAATACAACCACCAGATTTGAATTCCAAATACAAGCCCAGGGACAATGATGATTGCTTTGGCGAACCAACTTGCTGCTTCAACGACATTATATGGTTTCCAATATTCTTTTGTAAACCACATTTTGTAGCATGATGTCACTTTGCGCCATCCTGTCAATGAATAGCATGTACCAATTAAAAAAGCCCAGACAGAAAACGTCCAGATTATTTGTTCTGTAGTCATAACAACTCCTTTGGCATATCCCAAGTTCGAATTTTAACACCTGCTTCGCGCAGCATTTGTTCAGCATGATCTATCGAATAATGTTCACCAGCACCAACGCCAGTAAACTTTCGATTTGGTCCGATAACTTCTTTGATACCTGCTTGGATCAATGCGCGTGTACAATCAGCGCATGGCTTTGGTTCCCAGTTTAGATATGCTCTTGAATTGTTGAGTGAAACACCAACGCGAGCAGCATTGAAGATTGCGTTGCGTTCAGCGTGTTCAACCCAGTGATACTTTTCTGGACGCTTCCAACGATCTTTCCAATCTTCTTCAATGCCGCGAGGGAATCCATTAAAACCCGTCGACAAGATGACATTATCATCATTAACAATTACACATCCCACCTTTGTCGACGGGTCCTTGCTTTTCTGAGCGATCAGAGCAGCCTGTAAGATAAACAATTCATCCCACGAGAGTTCATCACGAATCATAATATAGTTCTCAGGTTATAGAATCCACTTATCTTCTTTTTCTTTATCTTTAGATTTATCTCTAAAGAAATATGCGATGCTAAAAACACCAATTAAAAGTAAGATAAAGATTTCTATTGGTTGCATTATTTTTTAATTTCAATCTTACGAGGTTTCTGTTCTTCAGGAATGACATTTTCCAATTCAATGGAAAGAATGCCATCAGCAAGATTCGCATCACGAACCACAACTGTGTCAGATAAAACAAATTGGCGAGAGAACTTACGACCAGCAATACCCTTTACAAGATAATTGCGTTCGTCTGTTTCTGCTTTTTTGCCTGTGACTTTAAGAGAGTTTCTCTCAGAAGTGATTTCAATCTCATCTTGCTTGTAGCCAGCAACTGCTAATTCCAAAATAAAGTTGTAGTCATCTTTCTTGATGACGTTCACTGGCGGAAATGCAGTTTGTGTTGCTGTAAGTAGATGAGCCGCATTATCAAGAGCAGCGAACGCATTCTCGAAACCAAGTGCTGTTGGTAGAAGGCGATCGAGTCCGTATGTGGATGCGAGTGTAGTAATATTAGTCATTTTGTAACTCCTTATTAAGCAAGTTTATAGTTATGGACCCCAAATGGGCATCCATTTCTATTTATATCAGTTTGATACACCAGTGGAACCAAATCCACCAGATCTTTCGGAATGTTTTTCTGGTCGTGTGTTTAATAATGCGATATGAAAAGGCTCATTACATACAACTTCACCTTGAGCAATACGATCACCTTTGCGAATTGTGACGTGCATCTTTGAGACGTTTGTCAAAAGTACAAACACTTCTTCTTGATAATCAACGTCAACAATACCTTCGCAATTTGCTAGAATTAATCCTTTTTTGAGCGAAAGTCCAGAGCGAGGATGTAAACGAATGCTGTGATTTTGTAGAGGCAATTCTGTGCGAGAAATGTCTGAAAATGTTTCGATTGTTTTCCGATGATCAATTTTAAAGATCAAACCTGTGGGAATTAACAAACGATCTCCAGGATGCAAATAAACTTCTTCAAGATCATTTATTGGTCGATCAATAGGAGAATTATAAAGATCATATCCTTTCACAACATTACTTGTTGGTTGAAAAGATAAATCAAAACAGTTGGCAAGGGATGTTCCATACGTTGGCAATTCAATATCATTACGAAGTTTAAAAACATTTAAATAAATCACGTTGCATCTCCAGTAAATTTTTCAATTTTGCTATTAATCATTTTTTTATAATCAGTTTTTAAATTCTCTAGTTCTTCATGACTTTCAGGGGAATATCTTCCCTGATCAAAGAGTTGTTTTAATTTAAAAACTCTTTCATAGTTTGTATTAACTTTTGCTATGAAGCAACCATTACCCCAAGGATCAGAATAATCACTTATACCAAAAATTTCTTTAACAGCTCTTTTAATTGGATCATAATGGTAATCATGACCAGCAATAATTCCACCATCTTTTATTTTAGGTAGCCAACATTCTAAATCTCTTTTTATACCTTCATAAGAATGATCGCCATCAATAAAAATAAAATTTACAGAATTGTCTGCATAAGTTTTTGCTGCGGCTGAAGAATCACTTTGAACAGGATTTATAATGTGTGATACTGGTGTTATATTGTTTAAAAATGTTTGATATAAATTTTCTGAAAAAGTTGGATATCCTTGACCCACCATTTTTTCACTGTAAAAGTGACTGTTTTCCCAGATGTCAATACAATCAAATTTTATATTTTTTTGTGAATTAATGATTTCCACAGCCAAATAAGTAGCAGATCGACCTTTCCAAGAACCAATTTCGATAAAATGACTACCATCTGGAAAATGTTTTACCATCTCAGAATAAAGTTTTGAAAAAGAAAACCAGTTTTCTCCAAACTGGTCATTGAAACAAAAATGTTCCATTATCCTTCTTTTTTCTTTTTTCCAATCGTATACTTGGAAACAAGTTGCCAATCATTCTTATCCTTGAATGGAAGAATCTTGATCTGACTTAATGGCGCAACGTTGTCTTTTGTTTTCGCTGGATCAACGAGTTTGACCAATCCCCATTCTGCCATTAGATTCGCAATTGTATTACGACGTTGTAAATCGTTTTCGCTCATATTGCTTGGCTTACCATCCAATTCAAAAAGTTCTTTGAAGTGGACAATGTAATATTTACCTTGTTTGTGTAGGATATGGCAAGACTGATAAAGAATATTATCGTTCTTTGCTGCAACACCGATGCGCGTGAGAGTTTCGCGAACTTTAAGGAAGTCGTCTTGCTTTTCTAATGTGACTTCTACTAATTTTTCGACCATGGTCAATCACCCTTATATAACTGTTTTTTCATCGCGGCGATCTGGTCGTCAGAAAGAATTTTACATGCTTCCTCAGCCTTCGCATCGGAATAGCCATAATATTCTTTAACAACATTCAAATCACTACTTTGAGCCTTTTTGTGCCATTTAGAGTATGGACGTTTCGAGGCTCTTACAATATTTAGGAGAAAGTCATATTTGAGTTTGTTGTCGAGAGTCGTGTATTTGTTCATCTCGTTCGCCAGGAGAACGGTGTCTCGATGATAAGAAAGCGCACGATTGACCATGAACGATGAATATGACTTTTCGTCCTGTTCTGTCAGGAGAGCATATTCTTTCGTCTGTAGAATTGACGGAATGATTTCTTTAAAAAGATCAGCCATTGAACTTGCACTCCACCATCATTTCTGTTAGACATGCGGTGAGATTCAGTTCCTGGTCGGCAACAAACGCTGCTTGATATTGATACTTTGCGAGAATTAACACTGCGTTTGGGATTGTTGATTTATCCATAATATCATAAAGACTATCATAGATCTTACGATAGATTTTCGCTGGATCATCACCACCGAAATCAGCAACCCATTTACGCATTGCGCTGAAGTTTTGTTCTTTAAGTGATGTTACCAATTCATTTAGAGAAACATCAGCAATGCTGGAGAGAATACCAGAATCAATTTTACCACTGACAGAATATCTTTGAAGTTCATTTAGAACACGACGATAATCTGGAAAGTGTTTCTTGACAACTTCAGCAAGAACTGCTTTGTCAAACGGAATCTTTTCTACGTTCAGAATTTCAGATGCACGTTTCATAAACGCCATCGCCATCTTGGGTTTATCTTCCTTTCGAAGTTTAAACTCAATCACGGCGCAACGAGAATGCAACGGCTCAATGATACGATTCTTGTAATTACAAGTCATGATGAAAGTGCAGTTATGCGCAAACTCTTCCATCGCAGCACGCATGGCTGGTTGAGTTGAGTTTGGATTTAGATAATCTGCTTCATCGATGATGATAACTTTCTTGCCGCCACTCAGAGACATGGCACTCGCATAGTTCTTTATTTTGACTCGGAAGGTATCAATGCCTGACTCATCTGATCCGTTAATGATCAGATAATCACAACCAATCTCATCACACAGTGCTCGAGCAACTGTAGTCTTACCAGTTCCTGGACCACCACAAAGTAACAAATGCGGAATCTCTTTCCGATCCACATAGGACTGGAAAGTTGTTTTATATTCTTCAGGAAGGATACACTCAGCAATCGTATGCGGTCGATACTTCTCTACCCACAACGCTTCGTTCATAATAAAAATTCCTCAATTATTCAGTGACTATTCTACGCCATTTACCGTTCTGATTTAAGTACAAGTTTCCGTCTGGACCGACAGCAATACTTGCTTGCACATTTTTGCGAGTGCCTGCAACATATTCCCGACCAAAAGTATATTGATTTGGTTTTGGTGGGACGATCTCGCCGTATTCTGCTCCAAGGGTTAGTTTGCCATTGAAGCCATCGGCTTGAATTTCTTTGATTGCTTTGGATTTGTCTGAGTCTGGTAGAATAGCAGCGGCAGCAACAACACCACCTGATGCTACACCTGCGCCAAGACCAAGATACTTGAAGAAATTACGTCTTGTCGCCATACTTACGCATCCATAATACATGAAATAATATTAACAGATTCATAGCAGCAATACCGTATACATCTGGAACCCAGTCTGTAAATGTATTGACCAACGTAAAGATAGAAACTGCTAAGAGAGTTAGAACAATTGCCAATTCAACTTTCATTGAGTTCATAATAAAACTCCATAATAAAAAGAAGATGGGGCGGGGACGGTGAGTTCCCATGGCGAGCAGTCTGGCGGATCGTGCCATCAATAAGAAGATTGCACCCCAATACTCTTATTTAGCCACCGTTTCGTAAATAGATTGAAAATCGCTTTGCTCAGCAACTTCTTCTTCATAATTACGCTTGTGGTAAACACGCGCCAGTTTTCGACCCAACTTCTTTGGAATCTCACACTCATCTTGCATTTTCTGAAGAATCTCTCGAATCAGATCACGTTCTGCTTCAATGCGAGTCAGAGAGTTTGAAATTTCTTGGAGACATCCAAGAATTTTTGCTTTATCAATTGCCATGATTATTCATCCCCAAATGTCGAGTTTGCTGCTTCAATCGCGATATAGTAAGTAATTGGAATAGTCTTATGCTTAAACTGCGCGAGACCTTTCTTAGCGATTGCAACATCATACGAACCGTCAAGAAGTTTAAAGTTTTCAACCTTCATCACAACTCGAAACTTCGAACCATCACCAGTGCCAATCTCCACCTTTGATTGATCAGCAGAATCATCCTTCACATCAGTTGCGATGAAATGAATCACACTACCATCACTTTCAAAAACAAAGTTTGGTGATCCAGAAATGCCAGCACTCTTGCGCATCCATTCTAGATCTTCATGAGAAAGGCTGAATGTGCAATCAGGTGCAGTAAACGTGATTGACTTCTCAGGTGGAGTCACAATCACTTTTGGTGAGCAATACTTAATATAGTCTGACTTCTTTTTATTCTCAGTGCTGATGTTAAGTTTATCAGAATCAAACGCCAATTCTGCATCCTTGTACAAAGACACTTTTGCCAAGAGTTTGTTTAGATCATACAATGCAAACTCTTGAGGGAAATTCTCAGTTACAGTTGCCTCAACAAAAATTGTTTTAAGAGGAGAAATTGTTTTCAAAACATTACCAGCCTTGAACTGAAGGCTTTGATTGATGCCTGAAAAGTTTTTAAGAACATTCACAGTATTTTCAGAAAGTTTCATAATTAACGACCTCATTTGCTTCAATACGATTATTATATATCGAATCAACTATTTTGTCAACTCGAATCTTCAACTCATCTAATGAACAATTATTATCCATTACAATGTCATAGTCACTACCAATCCATGCCCACTCAGAATAATGCACTTCTGGATAAGCATTGCGCATTACATCTAGGTTTTTGTAACCTAAATTACATTCTCGAGCAAGTGAATACCACTCAGGATCATCACCACGGCGAACACGAATAACCTTGCCACCGCTATCTTTGATTGCTTTAATTTCATTTGGGAATCTCACATCAGCAATTACATAATTTAATTCAGGGGATTGTTCGCAGCGCCGCATCACTGTATGAACCCAGAGGTCAGGATGAAAAACTCCACGACCTGCCTCTGTGCCCATCAGTTGTAATGCGAGTCTTGGTGAAAACTCTTTACTGAGTTTATTTGACCACCATTCATCTTTTGTTTCACGCCATGCTCGAGATTCTGGAGTGTCACCCTCAAGCATGGCGCGATCCCAACCAAAGATGATTGCGCATGCATCTTTAACGCTGTTGGCATAACTCTCTTTGATAAAGCCATGACGCTCAACCAAGAGATCAGCGACTGTGCCTTTCCCTGCTCCAATGAAGCCAACGAGTCCGACAATCATATACTATTATAGAGATCCCACGTAATTTGCAACGGCTGGCATGTCACCAGTAAATGCATATGTTCCGATGTGATGAGTTTTCATCCATGGACACATCCAAATTTTGCCACCAAGATTTCTCCACCACTGGCAGAACATGTAGTCTTCAGACAAATAGCGATCTGATCCACCAACTTCTTTTTCTTCACCATTCATCAATACCTTTCTACGTCGATCAATAACGGTGTCAAAATATGCGTGAATATATCGCTTACCATCAAAGTTTGCTTGTCCAACATGATCTGGACGGTAACTAAATTCAGGATAGGCTTCCTTGAATTGGTCAAACACTTCACGTTTAATCATCATAAAACCAGTGCCAATCTCAAGCACTTCAATTGGTTCAGCGACAGAAAACTTCTCAGTGCCAGGAACTGGATTGAAGACAAAATCGCCAGCAACCTTTTCAATTTCTCCTGGTTCAATTTCAGGGTGACGTTTAACTGCTTCCTTCACAGATCCCCATTTGATTGACTTCTTAGGATATGGTCCACCAATAATTTCTTTGTCAAGAGCAAGACATGCGATGATATCACGTGGATCAAAATGAATATCCGCGTCGATAAAAAGCATATGAGTATAGCCTTCAGCGCGAAGGAACTCATCTACAAGATAATTTCTTGCGCGAGTGATTAACGATTCATTGAAGATGAACGAAAACCGAACCTCAATTCCATACTGAGAGCACAACGCCTGCAAATCTAAGCAAGACTTGATATACATACCATGTGCCATACCACCATACATTGGTGTTGCTACGAACAGTTTGCTCTTTCGTAGATCTTCAACTTTAACTTCTAACTGCATAATTATTCACTCCAGTTGTAAAATTTTCTAATATAGTCAATGATCTTTGCCTGATCATCGAGGTTTTCGTTGACCATTGTCTCTATATAGTCCATGAGCGTCAGCGACCCCATGATATTCGAGATTTTTGTCTTACGAGAATTCTTAAACTTATCGTCTTGATCGTCTTTGCGATCAATGTGACGCTGATCAAGAGTGCTATTCTTTGCTGTAAGAATTAGCACCTTAAAATCATTCGGAAACTTTTCTTGTAAGAAGTCGAGCATCTTACCATTGAATAAACGATCACCTTCGAAGATTACATTTACATCATCAGCATCAAAGGTTAATTCCTCAAAGAACTTTAATGCATCTGGTTGAACAGCCATTGACAAACGATCTGTTCCTTGGAATGTATTACCGTCGTTTTCATATTTGCCAAGAATAAAGAGATTCAGTTTCCTGGAAAACATAGCATCCAAGAGTTTTTGTGGCTTCACGACTCTCCAGTCATTTGCCATTGAGATTAATTTAAACATCAACGTGGTCTTGCCAGTTGCTGGCTCGCCACCCATTGCAATCACTTTTACCATAATGCTTCTAATCCTTCTTTGATAGGTTGCTCATCTTTAAACATCCAATCTAGTTTTTCTATTCTACCTGTTCTCACGTAGAAAGTAAACTTTTCTTTGTTGATTGTGGCATTACGAATTGCAAGTCTTGAATCAAGAGTTTCATCACGTGCTTGCCACAATACATTCCATTCAATACCAGTCCAGCCATCTTTCTCTGCTTGCTGTATTTCTTCGGATTGACGATCCAAATAATACCCAAGATATCGCCCATGATGTTCACGAAAAATTTTCTTGAATGAGCATAAACAAGTTTCCATTGTGAAGAAATCAATTTGATCTAGCAAGTCGGGGTTTCTAGATGCCGTTTCTTCAAGTATGTCTCGCGATCTTGCTTCAAGAGATAGGTACTCTCCTGCA